ACCGGAACGTGCAAACGGTAGCGCCTGCAACCCGCTCGTCGGGAATAAACAACTCAGCACGCCGTACTGTTAAGCTGAAACCGAGCGAGGTCGCTATCGCTAAAAGTTTAGGGGTTCCGCTTGAAGAATATGCTAAATACGTTAAGAGGTAAGCCATGAGCGACAAAACTGTACCAAAACTTTCTCGCAGTAAACGCGAAACTGAAACTCGTGAAAAGACTGCGCGTCGCAAGGCATGGCGACCACCCTCTCGACTAGACGCTCCAGAAGCGCCACCGGGCTATAAGCATCGTTGGATTAGGGCTGAGTCTGCTGGGCAGGATGATCGGATAAACGTAACGGCAAAACTCCGAGAGGGGTATGAGCTGGTGCGTGCAGATGAGTATCCTGAGTTTGAAAGTGTAGTCCAAGAAGACGGGAAGCACGCAGGTGTTATATCTGTCGGAGGATTACTACTGGCAAGAATACCAGAAGAAACAGCGCAGGAGCGCCGTGATTACTATACTTCAAGAACCCATGATCAAATACGGGCTGCGGATAATGATCTGATGAAGACGAACGCACATTCGTCAATGAGGATCAACGATCCACAAAGAGAGTCCCGTGTGAGCCTCGGAGGACCAAGGTCTTCCGAATAACCTTTTTAGAGGACACTTATCATGGCAAATGCAGATAAAGCTTTCGGCCTGCGTCCGCTAGGTAACTTGTCTGCTTCTGGTAGTCAGAAGCAGTTTGGTTATGAGATTGCGGATAATCAGGCTGGTGCCATTTTTCAAGGCGACCTTGTTACTTTGAAAGACGGCTTCATTTTGCAGTTTAATCCCGCCAGTCATACGGCGGCGGTGGGCGTGTTCAATGGTTGTTTCTACACTGATCCAACCACAGGCAAACCTACTTTCTCCAACTTTTACCCCGGTTCGGTAAACATCACGCAAGGCAAGATCGTTGCTGATGTGCTGGATGACCCGAGCCAATTGTTTATCATTCAACATGATGGCACTTCAGCCGCAACTGATTATGGCAAAAACGCTGATATCGTCGTTGGCACTGGAAGCACCACCACTGGTGTTTCTGCTAACGAGCTTGATACCAGCACTGTTAACACCACTGCTGCGCTGAACCTGAAGATCGTAGGTCTTTGGGATGTTCCCGGTAATGCCGTGGGAGAATTTGCCGTCGTTGTGGTTAAGATTAACGAACACCTGTACGGAAGTGCAGGGGTTGCTGGCCAATAGGAGCATTAAGACATGGCAATTTCTCGCGCACAATTAGTAAAGGAATTGGAACCCGGTCTAAACGCTTTGTTTGGTCTGGAGTACAATAACTACGAAAACGAGCATGCAGAGGTGTATTCCTCTGAGACTTCTGATCGAGCATTCGAGGAAGAAGTGATGCTTTCCGGGTTTGGTGAGGCTCCCGTAAAATCAGAGGGCGCAGGCGTAGCATACGACCAAGCGCAAGAGGTTTATACGGCTCGTTACACCCATGAAACCATAGCTTTGGCGTTTAGCCTGACAGAAGAGGCCATTGAGGATAACCTCTATGATCGCCTGTCTGCCCGCTATACCAAAGCTTTGGCCCGTTCAATGGCCACAACCAAGCAGATAAAAGCAGCATCTATCTTGAATGGTGCTTTTAACACGTCGCTTGGTGGAGACGGCAAGCCACTTTGTGCCACTGATCACCCCACCCTTGGTGGACCTGATCTGGCTAATGAGCTGGCTACTTCAGCAGACCTTTCTGAGGCTTCCTTGGAACAGGCTCTGATTGATATCGCTGCTTTCACTGACGAGCGTGGGCTGAAGATTGCGGTGCAGGGCACTAAGCTCATTATTCCTAAAGAGCTTCAGTTCACTGCAGATCGTATCCTCAAGTCTACTCTGCGTGTGGGCACAGCGGATAACGACATCAACGCGATCAACAATATGGGGATGATTCCTCAGGGTTATGTGGTAAATCACTACTTGACCGATCCTGATGCTTTCTTCATTATGACAGATGCCCCTAACGGCATGAAGATGTTCCAGCGTGTAGCAATTAGCACTGGTTTTGAAGGTGACTTTGAAACAGGAAACGTGCGCTACAAGGCTAGAGAGCGTTATAGCTTTGGCTTTAGCGATCCTCGTGGCATCTTCGGCTCTCCGGGTACTCCCTAGATCGAAGCTAGTTGAAGGGGGCCTTGTAGGCCCCCTTCTTTTTATATATCTTCAACACATCCCTGACAGGTGCAATCCCGCGCCTGACCCTAGCCACGACAGGAGATACACATGGCTAACACTACTTTTTCTGGTCCTATAAAGGCCGGAACTATCAAAGACACTACAGGTACAACAGTAGGCACCAATGTCACCAACGTAGGTTCTGTCGTAATGGCTCAATCCGTTGTTTTAGATATTATCGGTGCAGACGCTCTCAATCAGCGTGTTGCAGTTGTTCCCGCTAATTCTCAAATTATTGATGTGATCCTTAACGTGACCACAGTCAATAACGACTCAGGCACTGCTACGGTAGCTATTGGCACAAGTGGAGACGCTGATGCTTTCCTCCCAGCCACTAACGTCAAAGCTCTTGGTACAACAAGAGGGACTTTGGATACCGAAGCCACTGATGTGGGAACCACTGATTTGGAAGTGGTTGCTGATTTTGATGCAAACACTGGAGATGGCTCTACTGGAGCAGCAACTGCTACTGTTTTGTATATTCAAAACAACAACCTCTCCTAAAGGAGGTGACCTGTGAGTTATAGCGATATCAAATCCGTTACCAAGACGGCAGATGCTTCTGCCGTAGTTGGTCGTTGTCGCCTGTATGGTGTGTATTTTACGAATGGCGGTAGCGCATCGTCTTTTACATTGAAAGACGGCACTACATCATCCGGCACCACTTTGATGACTATCAATACCCCAGCTGCTGCAGGCGCTCAGGACCTCTTTATACCGGACATGGGCATACTGTTTCAGACGGGCATATTTATAGATGTAAATGATGCCCAAGTAACAAGTGTTACTTTGTTTTTTGAAGGGGGTGATCCTCAGTAATGGCAAGCACTAAAAACGTCAAGCGCACGCCCTCTGGGCGTGTCTCTTATCGAGGAGAAACTTTTTCTGGCTACAATAAGCCGAAGAGGACTTCTGGAGGCAGCAAAAAGTTTGCGGTGTTGGCCAAAAAAGGAGATCAGGTCAAGCTCGTTAGATTTGGTGATCCGAACATGCGGATTAAAAAAAGCGATCCGGGTCGTCGTGCTAATTTTAGAGCAAGGCACAATTGCGATACTGCAAAGGATAAATTCACTGCAAGGTATTGGAGTTGTACGAAATGGTAATGAAGAAGGCAGCTAAGAAAAAAGTTGTTCGCAAAGCCAGCGGAGGGGCGGTTAAAAAGTCCAAGTCTCGTGTAAATGAGGCCGGAAACTATACAAAGCCTACTATGCGGAAGAACCTGTTTAACAAGATTAAAGCCGGGTCAAAGGGCGGTAAGCCGGGACAGTGGAGTGGACGTAAAGCCCAAATGCTGGCTAAGCAATATAAAGCTAAAGGCGGAGGATACAAGAGCTAATGGCACTCAAAAAGTCCCAAAGGTCTCTGAAATCTTGGACAAAACAAAAGTGGAGAACTAAAAGCGGTAAGCCTTCCACACAAGGACCTAAAGCTACAGGCGAAAGATATTTGCCGGAAAAAGCAATTAAGGCCATGAGCAGTAAAGAGTATGCAGCGACCACTCGCAAGAAACGAGCGGATACTGCAAAGGGCAAACAGTTTTCAAAGCAGCCTAAAAAGGTCGCTAAAAAAGTTAAACGTCATAGACGAGTGAGGTAATCAAAATGGCTGGACGTGGAATGGGTATAGCCACCAGAGGCGGTGGTGCGGTTGTTTCAGGACCTCGTAATAAAAAACTTTCGACTCCAAGCACGAAAGTAGAGGTCATGATGGCTAAAGGTGGTATGGCCAATAAAAAGGGTAAGTTTCCTGATTTGACGGGAGACGGAAAAGTCACACAGGCCGATATTCTTAAAGGCAGAGGCGTTAAGAAAATGATGGGCGGTGGCATGGCCAAAAAGAAAATGATGGCTAAAGGTGGCATGGCCAAAAAGAAAATGATGGCTAAAGGCGGTATGGCCAAAAAGAAAATGCGCGGCGGCGGTATGGCCAAAAAGAAGATGCGCGGCGGCGGCATGGCAATGAAAAAAATGCGCGGTGGTGGCATGGCAATGAAAAAAATGCGCGGTGGCGGCATGGCAATGAAAAAGAAATGATCACGGAGGCTGATCGAAAAGGCATAGTAAAAGAGATCAGAGATTGGTCTAAATATGCTTTAGAGACTAGTAGTCCAGATTTTAACAACCTGCCGCCTTGCCCTTATGCGAAGGCGGCATGGCAAGAAAATAAAGTAGATATTCTTTTTAAAACAGATGAAGAGGATTATAAGGCTCTTTATAAAGCTCTGACCGAATGGGACGACTCAAAAGAGCTAGTGATCATAGCTGACACAGAGTTTGAAGAGGACCCCGATAAATTTCATTATTTTGTAGACAGCTTGAACGAGGTAATTTCAGATCAAGCTTTTGGGGATCAAGATTTTTGGGTCATGGGGTTTCATCCAGAGGATGAGTCGAATGAGCTTATTGATGACGGAACTTTTGAAGGGGAGATAGAAACTCAATACGCAATGTTTTTTGTGCAGCGATTATCCAAGTTGGAAAAAGCTGCAGAAAAGCTGAGACCTCTTGGGTACTACAAAAAATATTTTGAAGAATATGATGTAGCCGAAATGTATGAGCTACGAACTAATTTTTATAGGCAGTTGATAAATGGCAACGTCGGGCACGGCAACATTTGATCTCAACATCGATGACCTTATAGAAGAGGCATTTGAGCGTTGTGGCATGAGAATGACAGCTGGGTATCAGCTGTCTTCCGCTCGTCGGTCTTTAAACCTGCTGTTTTCAGACTGGGCAAATCGGGGCCTCAATCTTTGGACCATTGAACAGGCCACCTCTACCCTAGCCGATGGCACCACTACAGTTACTCTAGGCACTGACACTGTAAACGTCCTTTCTGCTGTAATCAGAGACACGGTAAACGGTCAGCAGCAAGACATAAGCATGGATAGGATAGGCAGGTCTGAATACCTGAATATCCCAGACAAGCTGACCAAAGCTAGGCCCACTCAATTATATGTAGAGAGAACAACTACCCCGAAAGTGTATCTCTATCCTACAGCCGACAAGGCTTATACCTTTGTGTATTACAGAATCAGAAGAATACAAGACGCGGGAAGCTACACAAATACCGGAGACGTGAATTTTAGGTTTTTGCCCTGCCTAGCCTCTGGTTTAGCATACATGCTTTCTCTCAAGTATGCGCCGGATAGGGTGGCTCTTTTAAAAGATATCTACGAGGACGATTTCCAAAAAGCTGCGCTGGAGGATAGAGATACGGCAAGCGTTCACTTTGTTCCACAAATAGAGTATTGAGATGCCCACAGCTACTGGAAAATATTCTTACGGACTCTGCGATTATTGTGGACAAAGATTTCGCTACCTTGATCTTAAAAAGAATTGGAAAGGGTTTATGGTTTGCCCGGAGGATTATGAGCCGAAAGAACCACAGATAGAACCACAAAGATTCAGGGGTGATGTGATTGCCTTGAGCAATCCCAGACCAGACAGGACTGAACCTGTTGTGGTTTTTGTAGGACTACCGGGAGACGCTGCCTTTCAAAGCCAAGGGTCTGCGTCTGGCGGCACTAACATGCAGCCTTTCCCAAGACAAAACCCTGTTGAAGGGGTCGGACAGGTAGGCACCGTTATACTACCGGGAGCGACCTCAGATAGAATAATAAGCAGCCCCAGTTTAAGCGGCACGGGAAGTATAGGGTCTGTAACTATTTCAGCAACAAGCGCGGCGAGATTTGACAGCACTTCAGTTACGCTCGACTCAACCGCAAAGACATTCGACGAAGGATAGAGCATGGCGAAACAAACAGTAGGCATAGGTTCTTCTGCCAATGACGGAACAGGCGATACTCTTCGTGCGGGTGCGGATAAAATCAATGACAACTTTAACGAAGTCTATGATGCGCTTGGAAATGGCACGACTCTCACAGACATTATAGATTCTAGCGGTCTATTAGATGTAAGTTCCGGTGCCAATAAAATCGTATTTTATTATGCAGCTCTGAGTGATTTACCCAGCGCGTCTACTTATCATGGTGCCGTAGCTCATGTACATGCAACTGGGGGACTTTATTTTGCACATGGTGGTGCATGGATTAGGTTAAATGATGAAACAACTGGACCTGTGACTAAATATACGGCAGGTGTGGTAGGCAGCTCTGCATATACCTTTACTGGACCCGGTGCCACGTCTGGAAATAATCCTAACTTTACTTTCTATAAAGGCCACACTTACCTCATAGACAATACAGCTAACGTGGGAAGTCATCCGTTGCAGATTAGAACTTCATCTGGAGGCTCCGCGTTCACAACGGGAGTTACAGAAAACTATAATTCTACAACGGGTTTAACACAATTTATTGTACCCCATGAGCCAAGTGATACGACGTTAGTGTATCAATGCACAAATCATGGCGCTATGGTCGGTAACATAACGATAGTTTGATGATATGACATACGATGAGTTAGTGACAAACATTAGGAACTACACTGAGGTAGACAGTAATGTCTTCTCTGCTTCTGTCATAGATACGTTTATTACGATGGCAGAGAATAGAATACTCAGGGACATAGACCTAGATGTGTTTAAAAAAGAGGCTACTGGGACCATGACCGATGGGGACAGGTTCTTGGCGTCTCCCACTGATATTCTTACGCATAGATATATGTTTGTTACAGTTGGTAGCGAAAAGGTTTATTTAGATTTCAGAGATACTTCTTTTATGAAAGAGTATTGGCCTGACCCTACCTCTAAAAGCGTGCCTAAATATTACTCAGTTTGGGACCAAAACACTTTTTACATAGCTCCCACTCCTGATAGTGACTACGCTGTGCAGCTAGGATATATACATAGACCAACTCAACTATCTTCTACAAACACTACGACTTGGACAAGCAATAATGCTCCTGAGGCTCTCTTGTACGCTACGTTAATACAGGCATACAGCTACACTAAAGGCCCTATGGAAATGATGCAATATTTTGAAAACGCTTATGCACAAGCCATTCAGGGTCTAGGCATTGAGCAACAAGGTCGCCGTCGTAGAGATGAGTTCCGAGACGGAATGATTAGAATACCAATTAGATCGGAGAGTCCCGGCCCATGATAAGTGCTAATGGCGCATTAGAATTAGGAAACTTTACGGTATCTACTGTTTCAAATCGGGGATTCACCCCAGAAGAATTAGTAGAGTCGGCGTTAGATAAAATTATTTCTGTTGGAGGAAATTGTCATCCTGATTTACAGGATCAGGCAATTACCTTCAGAAACCAAATCCGAGGGGTTTTGTTGGAAAGCATGAAACAAGCAGTGCGTTCTGATAGGACTACTTTGGCGAATCAATTTCGGGCCGCTGGGCATTCGGAACTTGTAAAATTATTGGAGACTTAACATGGCTATTACTATATCCACAGCAATGCCCACTAGCTTTAAGGTAGAGCTGTTCAAAGGGTTGCACGACTTACAAAACGGAGCAGATGCGCTCAAGATCGCGTTACTTAAATCACAATCTTCAGGTTCTGGAACCTATGGTGCTGCTACCACAAATTACTCTACCGTAACTGGAAACAGTGACGAGACTAGTGGCACGGGCTATAGCGCAGGTGGGAACACTCTGACTAACGTAACGCCTGTGGCGGATAGCACAACTGCTATTTGTGATTTTGCTGATACCACTTGGTCGAGTGCATCTTTTACTACCTGTGGTGCTGTTATATACAACACAAACAACTCTAACTCTGCGGTTGCAGTGTTGAGTTTTGGTGGAGATCAAACTGTAAGCTCTGGAGATTTTCAAATCCAGTTTCCTGCAGCTGCAGCTGCCACTGCTATTATTCGCATAGCCTAGTAGAACCGCCTCATGGCTTATCAGGGTCCAATTAAAGCATGGGGCGAAGGCGGTTGGGGCGATAGCTCTTGGGACGGCATTGGCACTATCGTAGACCTTGGACCGACTTGGGGTAATAACGGGTGGGGCCAAGGCGCTTGGGGAGATAATTTAAATATCTCCACGTCAGGCACCGGAGCTATAGGCACTGTAAGCTTTTCGCTATCAGATAGCGTGGTGCCTACAGGTGTGGTGGGCACTGGCGCTATAGGCACCATAGTCCTTGTGCTTGGGGACGCTGTAGCGCCCACAGGAGTTGTAGGC